GTAGCTGAAAGTTTATTCTCTGCAGATGAGATGGGTTCTAAGATTGCAAGGATTATTCCCTACGATGGCACCAGAGAAGGTGTGACTTGGAATATGGATAAGGCTGTAGATCAAAAAGAAGTGATAGAATTTATTGAGCAAGAATTTATACGATTGAAGGTCTGGAAGACTTTTTCATGGGCTTGGACTCTTGCAAGGGTTTATGGTGGTGCAGTGGTCTACATGTCAGTCTCTGATGGTAGATCAATCGACCAACCAGTAAATTGGAAGAAAGTCAAGAAAATAAATTCTCTGAAAGTTATTGACAGATGGGAACTTGATTTCAACTCACTTGAGATTATTCACAAGATTTCTGATCCAAAATTTGGAACCCCCAAAATTTATCGTTATCAACCTTCCACGATGGTAGATGGTGCTGTAGATGTAAAAATTCACCATTCAAGAATTATAAGATTTGATGGTATGCCTTTACCCACTAGACTGTACGTTGATAACTACTACTGGCATGACTCCATTTATGGTTCCCTTGCAAATGCCATAAAAAATTATTCTATTACCCATGAAGCAATCACTCCTATCATTCAATCAATAGCTCAACCCGTCTACAAAATAGAAGGACTGTCTGAAGCTATTGCAATGGATCAGGATGAACTTATTCTTAAGAAATTGGCACAAGTGGAACTAATGCGTTCTACTGTTCAAGCTATAATTCTCGATAAAGAAGATGATTTTGCTACCGTAGCTCAAACTGTGACTGGTGGTAGGGAGTTAATCGACTTAACAGTACAAAGACTTGTCGCTGGTTCTGATATTCCTCATACTAGGCTACTAGGACAATCACCCAGTGGACTAGGAGCTACTGGAAACTCTGAATTAATCAACTATTATGATAGTGTTAAATCAATGCAAGAGTTAAACCTACAACAGCCACTTGAGGCTATGATTGAAGGTATATTCTCTCAGGCAGGTGCTATTGCAAAACCTGATGATCTAGCATTCACATTCAATCCACTTTTCCAAATGGATCAAGAGTCAGAGATCAAGGCTAGAATGATGCAAGCTAAAGTAGACATGGATTACTACACCATGGGTGCATTGTATGTTGAAGAGATTGCTGATTCTAGGTTTGGTACTGGTAGGTACTCATATGAGACAGTGATCGATCCAAGTAAAGAAAGAAAATCTGGTGGTGAAGCTGGACAACAAGAAATGAAACTAGACAGGACTGCGAGTACTGTAGGTCAACCCACTGCAGGTTTAGTCACTGGTCAAAAAGAAGGTGCTGATGATTTAGCCAACCTATAGTAATCATTAGGTTTTCTAATCCGGATTTTGAGCTATCAGTGAGGTAGTAGGACTGTGCACCACTACCTCACTACCTCACTACCTCACTAGGATCCTTTTTGAGCAGCCAACTTGTAGTAGACTACCAAGAGTGATATACTAGTACACTATAATACTATGCTACTGTTTTACTTGCATAGTACCTCCTTATATATTATCCTTAGAGAATCTATTTTAAGGATTGCAAATGAAAAATGTAGATTTTATCAATATAGATGAGTCTGGTGCAGTCGAGGTGATGCCTAATGGTTTCATTTCTATTACTGCCAACCTTACTCGTACAGGGATCTTCACCTACAGGCACGTTAGACCAGATGGTTCTATCCAACTTCTAAAACAACTAAGAGTTGAAGAAGAAGTTTTCTCTGAGGAAGCGATGAGTTCCCTATCAGGACTACCCATCACAAACAATCACCCATCTGAATTAGTAAGTCCAGAGAACGCTAGTGATTTCATAGTTGGAATGGCTAGTGATAATCCTAAAAGAATTCATGCACCAGTACAAGGTGATTCTGAAGATTACATTCAACAAAAATTAACTATTTTTGATGATGTTGTAATCGACTTGATCCAAGGTAAAGAAAAAGGTGAGATGAGTCTAGGATATCAGTGTGAATTGGATTTCACAGAAGGTGATTACAAAGGTGAGCACTACGATTGTACTCAAAGGAACATAAGATACAATCATGGATCTATTGTAGATCAAGCTAGAGGTGGACCGAATTGCAAGATTCTACTCGACGATACTGAAGTTATCTTAGATGGCTTGAGTGTTGATGAGGCAAATATTAATAATGGTGAGGAGCCGAACGTGAAAAAGTTTACTTTTGACGGTACGGATTACCAAGTTGAAGACAATGTGCATGGACTCCTTACGAGCCTTGTTACAAAATTGGATTCAACAGATGATTTGGTAAAATCCGGCAGGTCTGAATTGGACAAGAAAACTGCAGTTTGTGATGATTTAACATCACAAGTTAAAGTTCTCAAAGACAGTGCAGATGATGTAGAGAAATTCAATGGTGCTGTTAAAGCAAGGGTTGAATTAGAGAGTGCTGGCAGAAAAGTTTTGGGTGAGGAAATTGTACTTGACGGACTTACTGATCGTGAGATCAAAGAGAAAGTCATAGCAAAAGCTAGACCTGAATGTGTTCTTGACGGTAAGTCTGAAGACTATGTTACAGCACGCTATGAGATTGCTCTAGAAGATTCTTCTGATGAAGTCATTGTCAAAAATGGTGAAGAAGGTCTAGGAGAAAACATTAATAATCAAGATGCTAGTGATGGCAAGCCTAATGCTGAAAAAGCACGACAAGCTGCTTGGGATCATGATGCTAATCTTTGGAAAGGAGAATAAATATGTCTGCACAATTAACTTATGCACAGTCACCAGCTATCGGTTTTGCTGGTCAGATTGCTGAGAATTTTACTGATCCAAAACAAATTGATTCTGGTTTGCTTGAGGACACACACCAAACATCTACACTTACTAATGATAGAGTTTATGAAGCCTCTAACTCTGTTGTTGTATCTGTAGACGGTGTTGCTGCAACAGGCTCACCTGTAACTTTCACTGCTGGTACAGATAACGCTGGTACACAAGCCTTGATTGCTGCTGCTTTAGAAACAAGTGATGCAGTTACTTCTGTGACTCTTACTTCTTCCCTAATTTACACAGTAGTTTTTGCTGATTATACAGCACATGTAGTCACTCTAGTTACCACTGGTGGAACTAACCAAGCTGCAATGATTCAAGCAAATACTGTTGTGTCAACAGTTTCCCTAGTTCCGGGTGCGCCTGTTGTTTTTGGTACTACTGATGCTCAATATAAAGTAGCTGCTATTGATTCTGCTCCCAAGGGTGTGGCAGTCCACGTATCAGGAAAAGAGCAAGCTGCTGATGGTTCTGTTAAGTTTACTGACTTGGGTGCTTTCCCAATCATGAAAAAAGGCCGTTTTTATGGAGTAGCAGGTTCTGCTTTGTCAAAAGGTGCAAGCGTATCCTATCACGTAGCAAATGGTAAGTACGTTGCTGATGGTACTGGAACAACAGATGCTTTCGTTACTACTGTAACTTCTGCTGAAGCTGATGGTGATATAATCATTTTATCTATCGATAAAGTATAACTGAGAAAGGTTGATAAACATGAAACAATTAGTTTTTACAAATATGGACGATAACACAACAATCTTCTTCTCCGAAGAATTGGAACATGTTAAATCCCGTTCGTACGACGTTAAGTACCCGGAATTATTGGCAAGAAGGCTATTTCCACTGTCTTCCGAAGTACCAAGTGGTGCTGAGTCTCTTGCATATGAGACTTATGACCATGTTGGCGTAGCAAAAATTATCCATAATTACAGCCAAGATTTACCAACGGTAGAAGTTAAGGGTAAGAAAACAGTACGTTTAATTTACTCTACTGCTTTATCTTTTGGCTACAGTTTGCAAGATGTTCGTAATGCCAAAATGGCTGGGAAGTCATTAAACCAAAGAAAATCAAACGCTTGCAGACGTCAGATGCTCGTGCTTGAGAACAAATTAGCTTTCCACGGTGATGCTACTACTGATATTCCCGGATTTGTCAACTCTGCGAACATTAACGCTGTAACAATGGCCGATTCTGCAGGTAGTACAAGTACCCTTTGGAGTACAAAAACTCCTACAGAAATACTTGCTGATGTTTCGTCGTTAACAACTTCTGTTTTTGACGGCTCTAATGGTGTTGAGACTGTTGATACTATGTTACTTCCTTTAGCGCAGTATACACAGATCAATGATACCCCTCGAAGTACAACTTCAGACACAACCATCATGGAATACATTTTAAAAACAAATGCTTTCATAAAAGAAATCATTCCTGTTTATGAGTTGAAAGGTGCTGCACCCTCCAGTGCTGCATATGACTCCACTGACTGTGTGATTGTCTACAAGAGAGATCCTGAGAAATTGACACTTGAGGTTCCTCAAGACGTGGAATACCTTAATCCACAAGAAAAAGCACTTTACTACCAAGTTCCGGTTCACGCTAGGACTGCAGGAGTAGTAATTTATTATCCAAAAAGCATAGCTCAAGGAAACGGAATTTAATCCCATTTCACTACCTCCATGTAAAAAGTGGAGGTAGTGAAACTTTAATGTTTAGGAGAACCCCACAATGTTAATAGAGCACACAAAGCCACAATCAAGAACGATAGGTGACATACACCTAATACCCGGCTTCAAAAAAATTGAAGATAAGAAATGGGATGATCTAATAAAAAATCCCAAGTGGACACGACCTGTTAAAGGTTTGATTGCTGAAGGTATTATCAAAGTTGATGATGTTCGGAAGAAAATCACCATAGCAATGGTTGAAAAAACCTTTAATGTCGATCTTCTAAACGAATGGCTGGTAAAAGCTAAAGGTCCGCTAAAAGGCGCAATAACTAAGCAGATTGATGTCATGGAATCCCGTCCAGAAGATTCTGAGGACGATAGTTTAGGAAATCTCTAATGTCATTAGCAGATGTTACAAAAGCATATGTAGACCTAGTTTCGTATAACAAGTATGTAACTAGGACTGCAAATACAACAGAGTTTGATGCTGTAAAAGCTATGCAGTCCCTATATCTGAATACTAACACATGCGCTGTACCGGATAAAAAATGGACGCATGGTTTAGCATTACTTGTCTGTCATTATTATGCTCTTGATGATGTTGCTACCAGAGATGCAGGTGGTCCTGATACTTCTATCGGTCCTATTACAACAGAGAGGGTAGGGAAACTTACCCAAACTAGAGGTACACAACCTTACATAGGAACCTTAGATAGTAGCAAAACTTACTTACTTCAAACTAAGTACGGGACAGAATTTATATTCCTAATGAAGAGTTTTAAATCTTCCCCTTCCACTACTTAAGGAGGGGGGTACTCTTGATCCAAATAAAAACTGAAACTAAAACTAAGATCCGTGATCGGGGTGCCAACAATTTATTTAAGCAAACTGAGAAAATAGGCAGGGAAACTGTAATCACTTCAGGTGTTCAGTTACCCCAAGGTGCCAAATTACCTATTTACAAAGGTTCTCCTGATGGCAAAGTAAACATAGCACAGTATGCTTTTTGGAATGAGTATGGAACTAAGCACATGGCAGCAAGGCCATTCCTTAGAACTACAGTCTTAGAAAAACAAGCACTTTTTGAGAAACAAACGATGGTAACTATGCGGAAACTGGCAAGAGGTGGTTCCGCATTCATACTTTTGAACAAACAAGCTATGTCCATCACCCAGTGGATAAAAACCACTATTTGGAAACTCAAAAAACCTGCTAATAGGCCAGCTACTTTAAGAAGTAAAAAAAAGCGGAAAAGAGGTTCCAATCCACTCATTGATAGTAAGTCACTGAGAGATTCAATTACTTCTACTGTTCACTTTGATAAAGGTCCAAATAGTAGAGAACTAAGACGGGTAGTAAACAGGTTGAATAAAGAAATAATGGGGTTGACTCCATGATTGACTTGAAAAATTTTACACTAGGATCAACCAAAGTATCTATTCAGAGGTACACGGGTACTTACACAGATGGGATCTATGTCAGAACACTTGCTTCCACAATAACAACATGGGCAAGTGTTCAACCATATTCAACAGTAGAAGCTGATGAAATTTTTGAAGCCTCTGCAGGGGAATCGATAGAACAAATAAGGTGGATGTACACTACAGAGAAAGTGTACCTCAATGATAATACAGTACCAGCAAACGCTACTACAGATTTAATAGTGGTAGAAGGTGTTACCTATAAACCTACTAAAGTAGAAGAATGGCAACATTTATCAATTCCACACTATGCTGTACTGCTGCGAAAATTTGATGGGTATTAATTATGTCAATGGTGCCGATAAAAGCGAAGTACAATGAACTGGTAGCCTTTTTTCAGTGGTGGATACCTACTTACTTGACCAGTGCTGGTTTGTACCTTGAAGGGCAATCGGCACCTCGTCCTGTCAACCCTTATATTTCATTCAATCCTTTGGATGAAATAGATGAGGTAGGTTTGGATGAGAGAAGGATGGATTCATTAGGTAATGAGATTCTGAGAGGGCAAAGAATTGTTTCTTGTTCTCTTGAGGGTTATTCAGATAGCAGCACAAGGTTTGACGGTTCAGATAATGCTTGGGAAATGCTTATGGAATTAAAATTTTCATTAGGCTACCCTGAAGTAAAGGCTAAACTGTCTGAAATAAATTGTAGGGTTGTTGATGTAAATAGTGTGGACAACATAAGCGTCACACTAAATACTACCAATGAGCCTAGAGCAAGTTTTTCTTTTACCCTCAGTACTGTGATAGTACAGAGTATAGATAATGGCAATATTGAGACTGTAAACGCAACAGGGGTAATTGAAGGTGTTTTTAACGATATACAGGTTGATATATCGGAAACCAAACCATAAGGGGGAACCGTAAATGGGTTCAATACAGGACATAGTTAATATAAATATCACTCGTGCTACAACGGTTCCTTCTAGAGCCGGTTTTGGTACTGGTGCTTTCGTGAGTGGGAGTGCAGCATTCTCTGCTGCTGCAACAAGTTATGCAAACCTAGCAGCAATGACTGCAGACGCATTGGTTGGTGCAGACTCTTTAGTTATGGGTGCTGCTTATTTTGGACAAGCAATATCTCCAACTAAGCTTACAGTTATCAAGGAAGGTACTCCTGTTGTTCAGGTTGGTACTCTTGTTTTTGATGCTGATTTGATAGCTGACAATGTAGCTGCTATCACTGTAGATGGTGCTGCTGTTGCTGGTTCTCCTGTAACTTATGCTGTTAGCAATGCAGACACTCTAACTGCTATTGCCGCTGCAATACAAGCAGAGGCAGGTGTTACCACTGCAGTAAGTGATGGTACAGATACCATTACCGTAACCTTCGCCGATAACTATGCTCACACCGTTGGTGCCGTGGTTACTGCTGGTATCTCTCGAGCAGGAGCTATTCACACAATTACTGTTGCTGGGGTTTCAGGTATAAATGCTGGTCTAGCTGCAGCAGTAGACGTTGACAACGACTGGTATGCAGTGGCGATATATTCACGAACTGATGCTGATATCCTAGCTACTGCTGCTTGGATTCAAGGTCAGGGTACTGCTAATCCAAAATTATTCTTTGCGCAAAGTGATGGTGCAGCAATTATCGCTGCTGGTTCAACAGATGTTGCATCCCTCCTTAATGCTAGTTCGTATTTCAGAACTTCAATATGGTATCACGCTCTAGATGCTGAATATCTTGAAGGTGGTGTCATGGGTGGTCAATTACCCACCGATGCAGGTTCAATTACTTGGGCTTACAAAACTGTTTCCGGTGCCACTGTTGACACTTTAACAAGTGCTGAAAAGTCCTATGCTCATGGCAAGTACTGTAACACCTACGATACTGTTGCCAGTGTTAATATCACTGAAGAAGGTAAAACTTCTGATGGTAGTGGTGAGTGGATAGACATCATAAGGGGTGTGGATTGGCTTCAAACCAACTTAGCTGCTGACTTGTTTGCCTTGCTTGTAAACAGTCCTAAAGTGCCTTATTCCACTGCAGGATTGGCTACTGTTAAGGGTGTTATTATCAACAGGCTTAGAATAGCTCAAGCGAGGAATATTCTTTCTACAGATACAGCACCAGTTGTGTTTGTACCTGCGATTGAAGATGTTCCTGCTGCTGATAAGGGTAATAGAACATTGAATGATGTTACTTTTACCGGAGTACTTGCTGGTGCAATAC